GTACCCGTTACGTCGATGCCTGTGGAGGTGGTGGCTAGTTTTGCTGAGTTGTCGTGATATAAAGTTACGCCAGAATCAGGAATAGCAATTATCATTGCTTCATTATTTGCTGAATTTCTAACTTGGAAGTTTTCAGCAAGAACACGAAGGTTGCCAGTGCCTTGGTCGCTAACGTAACTATGGCTACCATCATGATAAATCTGTAGGTCGGAGCCAGCACCGAAGATGGCCTTGTCATTGTCGCCGAAGGATACATCAGCGGTAGTAGTTAACCCAGCAAACGTAGGACTATCAGTAGTAGCTACACCTTGGTTTAATGCTTTAACAGCAGCAATATCAGTTAGCTCTGAGTCCATCAAAGCACCAGCAGCAGTTACATTAGCTGTATCAGTTACATCTGCACTAGCTTCAATGCCATCCAGTTTAGATTCATCAGCATCAGTAAAGGCATTAGTGTCTGCATTAGACTCATAAGCAGTCTTAATCTCAGCAGCAGTCTGGTCAGCAGTTGCCCCTGATTCAATACCGTCTAACTTAGCACCATCTGTAGCTACGTCACGTCCATCTAAGAGGCCATCAGTAGTCAAGTTACCTGATACCACAGGGGTAGACAAAGTCTTGTTAGACAGCGTTTGTGAGCCTGTCAGGGTAGCTACAGTAGAGTCAATGGCTAAGGTTACACCAGTGCCTGAAGCAGTGGAGTCAATACCTGTGCCACCTAAGATACCTAAAGACTCAGAGTCTAGGTCAATGTCAATGCTAGTGGAGCCATCAGTTACATCAAGATCCTGTGCAGTTACCTGTGAATCTACATAGGCTTTAACTGACTGTTGCGTAGGCAGCAATGTAGCACTGTCGGATGCCATGTTGTCTTCATCAACAAATGCAGTAATAGCAATAGTACCATCAGAGATAGTCTCAAAGGTAGTAGTGCCAGTAAGTGCAGCACTGTTAGCATTTGCTTTAGTTGCTGATGCAGTTGCAATGTTATTAAACTCTGTATCAATCTCAGAGCCTTTTACAATCTTTGCAGAGTTACCTGAAGGTAGAGCATCTTTTGCTGCAAAGTCAGTAGTTTTTGTATAGTTCGTCATTAGATTAATCTACCTATAAGTGCTTCAATGTTTACTTCTTGGATGGACAATGATCTTTCATTAATTGTACAGTCCAAACCAATAGTGGCTACTCTGCCAGATCCTGTTGCTTTAGCTTTAGCTTTGTCAATAATAATTGTAGCACTGTATTCTGATGTGCTTACGTTGTACTCAGATATGCCATACTCAGCAATACTAGCGTTGGCTACAGTTACAGCTTGCTTTGTGTATCCTTCAGTATAGTCATATCCCCAGTTAACTGTTACTGGTGAGCCTTGACCACCAATAACTGTAAAGTTAATTTCTTTTAAGATCTTTAGTCTACTAGCGTCACCAAAGGACAATGGGTTAGTGTAGTAACGCATTGTATATGTGCTAGTGTCATCTAAGTAACCATTGTACTTGTTGATACCTTTAACAGAGCCTAAGTATAAAGTACCATCTGCTGCCCTGTCACCACATAAGATCTTAGTGCTAGGCCAAGTAGTCACACGGTTACTACCGTCCTCTAGTTTACCTCTGACATCAAAACAATAAACAATAGAGCTTGTAGGCAAGAACAGTAGATAGAAAGAATGCTCTGGACTGTAAACAGACTTAATGTTGTTAGTCTGTGTGTTGACAGTGAACATCATCTCATCACGTACATTCTTAGATACGTCACCAATAGGGTTAGACTTCTCTTGGATAACTCTACCTAAGCTACGTACACCTGTGTCAGACAGGAAGATTAAGTCTGTACCTGTAGACTGTACTGTATCCCTAGCAATACAGCCAATGTTAGTAATAACATCAGCAAGTACCATAGAAGACGGTGAGCTTGCACCAGAGTACAATAAAATACTACGCTTACCAAAGATAACCAAAAAGTCGTTAAACTCTGCTAAGGCTACAATCTCATCGTGCCCTGTAGGCCACACTGTAGTCAAGTCTAGTGAGCCTGAACTACCGCCTGACCAAGCATGGCCTGCCAATAAATCAGACCAATACAGGGTATACTTGTTACCAGTAACGTCACCTGCCCATAAACGACCAAAAGATGCTAGAGCTTCATTAGCATACGGTGGTGTACCTGTAGCATGGCTATGGTCACTAAACTTTTCTAGTACTCCGCTGCCAGACTCATCAGTGTAGATAAGCGGCTCTTGTCCTCTTTGAAAGAAGTAAGCATGATTGTTAAAGTTTACAATCTTCCAGTTGTTTGCACTGACAGTATAAGCAGCAGGTGTAATGTCTGTTAGTGTAGTAGTCCCACTAAAGATTTTATTATTGCCAGTAGAGAATACTGCAATGTCACCACTTTGGTCTACAAACTCAAAGATAGTCTCAATGCCAATGCTAGACCCTAGTGGCGTAGCACTGCTTGTGAGCTTATCTAAGCCCTGTCTAGCGCCAATACGTCCGTACTTATCTACTACCATATTCTCAGCAATAGACGCAAAGGACGCATCCTGAGTAACAGGGGAGTCTTGTGTGTTAAGTCCCTTGAAACCCGGAGCAGCAATATAAATGTTTTGTCTTTCTTGAGCCATTATGGAACCGTGTAAATAAATTCTTCAGGGTTCTTGTAAGCATCTAATGCAATGGCATCAGACAAGTGCTTATCTGCAATCAAGAAGTAATCCTGTGCTGTAGTACCGCCTGTCTCACCACGCTCCCTAGCCAACAAAGCTACAGCGTTGTGGACAATAGCATTCTTAGGTAAGACTGTAGTATCTGCATCTCCAGATAACTCAGGCTCCCTAGCAATTAAATCAAAACGTAAACTAAACACACCTGATGGTTTAGGGTATACTCTTACTTTAGTATCATTGTTACTGTCAATACCACTAAAGGTATATGAGTCAGGACTACCAGTTACTTCACCAGAAATGTAATAAGCATTATTAAACCAGTTAGGTGTTTGATAGTGCATAAAGAAGTTTGATGTGTCGTTAATGACACTATATATTTTAACACGTTCTCCAGCGTTTGTCAAGCTATATTCTGTAGTATTTTCAACAGTAGGTACTACAATAGTTGTACGTAATGTAGACCACTGGTGTGAGTCTTCTACTACTTGTTTAGCATCGTTGACAAAGTCTCCCACCATCTTACTATAAGTGTTCTGTGTTACACTTGCTACTTCATCTTCTCGTAGCCTACGTAGTACCTCGTTGACTATGTTCAAATATGTGGTACTCATCTACCGCCTGCTCCATATAAATTTTGCATAACTGCTTGTTGTAATAAAGAATCATCAAACAAGCCTAGTCTTTTTTGTACCTGTGTCTTGTCCAGTGTTGGGAAACTTGTAAGGTTACGTATCTCATTTGCTATTGTTTGAGCATAATCTTGTTGTGAATACTGAGGAGCTTGATAGCCTTGTAAAGGAAGTGTTCTTTCCAATAGCTCAGGTGCTTCATATGTTTTTCTAAACTTATAGTCTTCAAAGTCTTTAGGTGTAAAGCCTGTCCCTACGCCTCCACCAGCACCTCCTCCCATACCAGCTAGTAAGCCTAAGCCTAGTCCTGCACCTATGCCAGCCCCTGCACCTTGGCCTCTACCTGTGCCTAATCCTTCACCGTATCTAGCTTCTCCAGCAGCTTCACCTGCTGCTACAGCTTCTCCATATCTAGCTTCTCCAGAAGCAATAGCGTCTGCTAAAGCATCTGCTTGAGCTTGTGCGTCTGCTGCTCTAGCTGCGTCAGCGGCTGCTGCATCTGCTTGTGCCTGTGCTTGTTGTTCCGCTAAACGTGCTTCCGCTGCTTCTGCTCTAGCCTCTGCTTGTGCAATAGCATCTTTCTCTGCTGCGGCTTTAGCTTCAGCGGCTGCTCTAGCTTCCGCTGCTTTTCTAGCTTCTTCAGCTAAACGTGCTGCTTCAGCTTCTCTAGCAGCCTGTGCTTCCGCTGCTTGCCTTTGAGCTTCTGCTTCTGCTTCTGCCTCTAGTTGTGCAGTAGTGTCATCAACAACAGTGTCCTCTAAGATGTCTGTAGGCTCTGTAGTTGTTACAGGAGTAGGCTCAGTAGTAGGTGCTGTAGTAGCTACAGGTGTAACTGGAGGAGCTACTGTGGGCTGTGGTGCTGTAGTAGGAGCAGTTGTAGATGCTAGTGTAGCTAATGTGTTAGTTAACAAAGCACTAGTAACAGACCCCGGTGATGTCAATGTTGGAGGTTGCACTACAGGAGTTATAGTTGCACTAGGCGCTGCGGGTGCTGTGACTGTTGTTGCTGGTGCTGATGGTGCTGCTGCACTTGAAGCTCCACCTCCACCTCCGGGCGGTGTAGGCACAACAGGACGCTCTATCTTTGGTTCTGTAAATTCAATTTCTTGGGGGTCTATAGTAACAGGCTCTACAGGCTCAGAGCCAAATCTCCATGATTCAAGTTCAGAACCTCTTTGAGGAGTAGATTCAGAAAACAAAAGATTACCTCTTGCATCTCGTCTTTCTGTTACAGGATAATCTCTAAGTATGCTGGGGTCAAAAGAAATTTGTCTTCTTTGTTCTGGTGACAAGGCATCATATCTTTGCTGAATCCTGCTTTGTACAATAGCACCTTCATCTCCAAACACATAATCAACAGCTTGTTGACCCCCGTGTTTTAGAAGCTGGTCTTTGTATTCAAATACTGATAATTTATTAAAAGCATCTTCCCCAATATCTTCAACAATATCTTCTACAGTATTTTCCATAAATACAGGAGAATCTGAAGACGGGTTTAATGTTTCTTGTATGGTATCTCTAACTTCTTCTACAGTCTCTTTAACTCCTTCTACAGTTTCTTTAGCCTTGTCTACTACAGAAGATTCTTCAGTAGTTTCTCCAGCAGGAGCAGTTACTGCATCGTCAGTTTTTAGTGCTTCTAAAGCATCTTTGCCAAGAGACATACCAGCAGCAAGTAACCCTGCTTGTAAGGGGTCGCCACCAGTTAACTCTGCAATAGCAGCAGAGCTAAGTCCTCTAGCACCAGCAGTGCCAAAAGTACCTAAGTCTGCTCCAGTAATAAGAGGATCTGCAAAGCCACCTAAGCCGCCTGTAAGAGCCGCTGTTAAAGGATCGCCACCTGTGACTCCTGCTGTAGCTGCGCCAGTTAAAGCTCCTGTAAGAGCAGGTTGAACAGCAGTGGGTGCAGCAGATGCTAAGCCTCCTGCTAAAGGCCCAAACAACCCTGCTCCAGCTATTGCAGGTAGCCCAGCTTCTACAACATCTCCTACGTAGTCCATGAAGCCTTTGCTTCTGTCTACAGTCTGTATTTCACCAAAAGTAAAAGGATCGTATACG